GTATGTTTATAGTATGACAAACCCATCGTCATGGGGATTTACTGCCCAGCATTTTTACAGAGGTATGACAGTTAGATATAGTCAATATTACCTTCTCTGCTCATCGGTGATCGAGTGAATAAAATATATGAGAAAGAACAACCTCTTCAAGGTTGATTTTTAATCCTTGCACAGGAAATTGGAACAAACTTTCTCATATTTATTTAATTATTAAATAGACGAGGGCTGACTTTAGTATAAAGCCTTAATCCACTCTGTTGTTCATCCGTAGGTCTATGCTTATAAGATGTTACAAATTGGTGACCGCTTTAGGCGACTTTTAACTAGTATAGCTTTATACATACCAGCCCTTTGATTCATTGAGTTGACCATTTCCCATTGTCTATAACTGAATTTTGGTTATAAGGTATCAGTTGCTCTCTTAACTAAATACTAGCTTAATACTTAGCTTGGAAACCTTAAAAATTCGGTGGTTTTCTTTTTAAAGTGTTACACCACCAAAGACACTTGCAATAATAGGGCACTGATATTAGAATGATGCGGACATTCTATTTATATATTACAATGTAGTTGTAGGTAACAGCGCCCATATTTTTTATTCTAAACCTAATCGAGTTGCTCTTTTGTTTCTAGGTTTTCTATGGTCTGGCATAATCTTTAATCTACCATTAGGTATTTCTACAACAGTTACCATTCCTTGAAAATATACTCTGCCAATTCTATCTGGAAGTTTTTGATTTAGTTCTTTGATTGTTACCATTATTTAATTACTCCTTTTATTATAGTCCAAGCATTTGTCTTGTTTCTAACACTAACCGAAGAAACTCAATTATTAAATATAAAGTCCAAAATTGTAATGAGAAACTTATGAATCTTTTAATGTTGTCTGTCATGATTGTTCCTTTATAGTTGATGACCAAGTTAATTAGAATTGTGTATTATTAATAGAATATAGTGTATATATATATTCCTAATGAAAAGAAAAAAAGGGATTAAAGGCTCCCTTGGGCCTGTGATACTACATTCCCTCATCAAGTGCGAGTGTGTCCATAGCTTGAGTGGCATCAGAGTTCTCTAGGTTAGAGACAGTCTCTGCGTCTGCGAGATATTGGAAGCCTGAACCAGAATGCTTTACTAGATGGTATTCAGTATTATCTACATTCACTGTGTTATCTGATACTTTAGCCTCAATAGGTACAATCTTCTTACCCTCATCGGTTGATACAGGGGCTACTACTTTGATAGTTCTTGCCATATTCTACTCCATATTTATGGTTTATTGTTAACTAAAAAACGGATTCTCATAATCCGTCCAAAAGGTTTACGAGCTAAATATGTGTATATATCAAAATCCTACAATTTTTTTCCTAAAAGAACTTGGTCACATTTGACTTATGTATTAAATTCAAGGGTGGCAGGGTTAAGGGATTTAATAATAATGTGTAAAAAATATAAAGAACTATCAGATTTACCAGTAGAGAATCAACATCTCATTTTAAAAGAGTTGTGTAAAAGGTGGGAGCCTATTGAAATAGATAATAATGTTTATTTAATTCCTCCAGAAGTGAATCAGTTAATAGATAGTTTAATTATACAATTAGAAGATTTAACAACATTTAAACCAAGTAACTTTTTTGGAAAAGAAAAAAATTAAAAATATTTCTCACTATGTTTATGATAGCATAGATGAGTTTAAAGAATCTCACCCAAATACAGTTGTCCACCCAGATTGGAGAAAAGCGAATGAAGGTGATTGGGTATATAGTGATGACAATCGAATAATCCAACTTTTAAAAGTGGCAAAAGAAATTAACCATCCTCACGATAGAAAAAATTATAAATTTGCAAAAGGTTGGGTTCGTACAGTTGTAGGTAGTTTTATTACTAGAGATAATACATTTATGGATACTGATTTTAGCGCTCATAGTAATAGGTACACATTTAGTAAAACTATAAAAAATACAAGTGAAAGAGTAAAAAAAAGAAAAAACATAACAAATAAAGAAAAAGATTTTGTAACAAATATAGTAGTAGGTATGGGTGCTGTAAAAGCATATAAAAATGCATACAAAGAAATATCTGATAAAAAAGCAAGACAAAAAGCAACAGTTCTTTTAAAACAGGAGAGAGTAATGAAAGAGATAGAAAAGTCAGTATTAGATGTAGCTAAAGGATTGGGAATAGACCATGAATATATTCTCAACAAATTGAAACATCTAGCGGATTATAGTGAAGATGATAATATCATATTACAATCCACAAAAGAGTTGGGAAAAATAGTAGGTACTTCTGGAAATATAATAAAACAAAAAGAAACAGGGTTGATAGGAATGTTTCAAGGGTTTTCTCCAGAACAATTAGAAGGGGCTTCTAGTAGAGAAGTTTCTGAAAAACCAAAAGAGATAAAATAATATGGGAGTCGCAGATTATACAAAATCAGATGATGGTGCAATAATAGCATGTACTCATTGTGGAGGAAGGTCTTTAAGGAAAGACGGTTGGAAATATTATAAAAATACAAAAAAACAAGTATGGTATTGTTACTCTTGTCATAAGAAAAGCGTTAGTCCAGATATAATAGAAGATTCTCCTTTTAAAGTAGAAGAGCGTGACCCAGAATCTTTACCTATTAATGAGCTTATTGAATTTAGAAATAAACAATATTTACAAAAAGCTAAATCAAAAGATAGTAGAAGATTAGTAAATATCGATATAAATATTGATGGGCCTGTTGGAATAGCTCATTTTGGAGACCCTCATGTAGATGATGATGGTACAAACCTTGCTCAAATATTTCATTATGTAGATATACTTAATAATTGCGAAGGAATGTTTTCTGGAAACTTAGGAGATATACAAAATAATTGGATAGGAAGATTGCAAGCTTTATATGGAGCTCAATCTACATCAGCAAGAGAATCATGGAGACTTACTGAATATTTTGTTAGTAAAGTACAATGGTTATATTTAGTTGCTGGAAATCATGATGTATGGTCTGGAGAAGGAGACCCATTAGAATTTATGATGCGTGACCATAAAGGTTTATACGAAAGATTTGGAGCGAGAATGAATCTTCGTTTTCCTAATGGTAAAGAAATTAGAATAAATGCTAGACATACTTTTAAAGGAAACAGTATATGGAATACAGCTCATGGAGTTGCAAGAGCAGCTCAAACAGGTTGGAAAGACCATATATTAACTTGTGGGCATACTCATGTTTCTGGTTATCAAGTTTTAAAAGACCCTAGTTCTGGATTAGTTTCTCATGCGTTGCAAGTTGCATCATTTAAAATATATGATAGTTATGCAGATAAATTAGGGTTAGATGATAAAAATATATTTAATTGTCCAGTTACGATTATTGACCCAAGATTTGAAGATTATGATAATAGATTAATTACTACAATATTTGACCCTATAATGGCTTCTAAATATTTAACATTTTTAAGAAAAGATTATAATAAATTAAATAATGAAAAAATAAAGAAGGATGATAAACATGGTAACGGGGAAAAAAAAGAACATAATAACAAAAAATAGTTTAAGTAAAAGAATAGATGATTTAGAAAAATCAATATTTTTTATTGCTGATAGAGCAAAAAAACTTGAAGTTGTCTTTGACGATTTTGTAGACATGACAAAACAAACTAAAAAATTAGAAAAATATTTAGATGCCAAATATAAACAGTCAAAACATAAGCAAAGCTGAAGAAGCTCTTCAATTAGCCTATAAAGACCTTATATCTTTTGGAAAGCTTTTTCTTCCAGATGATTTTATGCGTTCTGAAACTCCGTTTTTTCATTATGAAATATCAGATGCGATAGATGATAAAAATATAAAACAAACTGCTATTATTATTCCTAGAGGACATGGAAAAACTGTTCTTACAAAAGCATCTATTGTCAAAGATTTTTGTTTTGCTACAAAAGATAATTTCTTATTTTATGCTTGGGTTTCAGCTACACAAAAATTAAGTGTAGGAAATATGGATTATATCAAACATCATCTTGAATTTAATGATAAAATAAAATATTACTTT